TTTTGGGATACTTAGTGCAAAGGCATGAAGATTTGAAGAAAAGCTAGGGCAGAAATGCCCTCTTTTTTTGTCTGTTGTTTTCTTATATATTATTTATAATTTTATTGACTATTAGCATTGACAGAGTATTTTATGTATGCTACAATACACATATTCTAAGAAAGAAAACATTGAACCACTTTATTGTTTATATAAATAAATAACATTTATTCAATGATACTTACTTAGTATTACTAAGAGTGTAGTAGTTTTTACTTCCATTTTTTCTACTACACTTTTAGTAGTATTACTTAGAATACTGCTAGATGTAACACTAAATGTTAACTATAAGGAGATGTACAAATGAGTGATTATATATCATTGACTGGTGAAGTTGTGTTTAACAAAGTAACACAGCCTGATGTGTTCAAAGGACAAAGTAAGTACACACTTACTGTATCCTTAGATAAATCAGGTATCAAGGAAGCGGAGAAGAATGGCTTAGTGACTAAGGAGTATGAGGGTAAGACTCAAATTACTTCTAAGCGTAAGGTAGACTTTGGTCAGCCTAAGATTTACAATGCAGATAAGGATGAGGTAGATGCTACTCACCTATCTTTGTTTGGTGACAAAGTAACTATGCTTGTAAAGAAAGGCAAAGCACCCTATGATGGATACACTTACTTAGAGCGTGTAAGGGTAGATGAGAAGGCAGATGGAGTTGAAGAATACGACCCTTCTGAATTTTAATTTGTACTTTTAAATAAAGTAGGTTATAATATGGGCAACTTCGGTTGCCCTGTTTATTTTAAGAGAGGAGAAAAGATGGAAAGTAAGAACGAATTAGTAAGAAAAGAACAATGTCCTAGCTGTGCAAAGAATGGCAAGGATACTAGTAAAGATAACTTAGCTGTGTATTCAGATGGACAAACACATTGCTTTGCTTGTGGTGAGCATGGCTATGTAACACATACTAAGACACCCATACAAATCACAGACAAACATGATGACTCATGGAAGCATGAGTACAGAGGTGACTATTACACACTACATGACAGAAAACTAAGAGCCGAAACCTTAGAGAGATACAAGGTAAAGTGTGAGAAAGATGCCAAAGGTAAGGTAATCAAACATCATTACCCTTACTTCAATCAAAAGAATCATATGGTTGGTATGAAAACTAGGATTGTATCCAATAAGACTTTCTTTGGTAAGGGAGATACAACGAATCAGAACATGCTATTTGGACAGAACTTGTTCCAAGGTGGTGGCAAGTATGTCACAGTATGTGAGGGAGAGTTAGATGCTATGGCTGTCTATGAAATGTTTGGTAGTCGTTGGGCATCAGTATCCATTAACAATGGTGTACATTCTACTGCTAACATTAAGGCTAACCTTCAATGGCTTGACTCATTTGAAACTGTAGTATTATGCTTTGACAATGACGAGGCCGGTAGAGAGGCAGTAGAGAAGATAGCACCTATACTTGGCCCGAATAAATGTAAGATACTTACACTAGCCAAGCACAAAGATGCTAGTGATTACCTCAAGAATGGTGATGGTAGAGAATTCCTAGACGAGTGGTGGAACTACTCTAAAGATTACACAGTAAGTGGTGTAGCTACTGTTGAGGACATGAGAGAAGCTATGCTTGATTACAAGAACACTGAACTTGTACCATTGCCTGACTCTTTCGGAGACTTAAACCATATGATGAGAGGTGGTATAGCAAAGGGAGAACTAGTGTCAATCATAGCACATACCAGTATTGGTAAGACTACTATACTTAACGAACTCATCTACCACTTTGCCACAGAAACTGATGAGAAGATAGGCTGTTTCATGGTAGAGGATAACATTGATGAGACCATAAGAAAGGTAGTGAGTGTACACACAGCAGAGAACTTACAACTTGTTAAACCAACAGAACTAAATGTAGACAACATCATGGACAAGGCTATTGAGATAGGATTTGGCACAAAGATACAGCTACACAATGATGGTGGTGGTAGCATTGACCTTGAGGAAATGTTTTCTAAGATAAGATACTTTGTAAAAGGATTAGGTTGTAGTATAATATTGGTAGACCCATTGCATACTGCAATTAAAAACCTAAGTAATGAGAACATTGAAGAAGTCATGGACAGATTCATAAAGCTATGTAAAGAAACTAAGTGTGCAGTTATACTGAGTACACATACAAGGAAGCCTGATGATGGCTCTCATCCTCATAAGATTAGTGAGTATGATGTTAAAGGTAGTGGTGCTATACCACAAGCCTGTCATACTAACATACTATTCTCAAGAGATAAGTTAGCAGAGGATGACTATACTAAGAACTCAACACGCATTAGAGTACCCAAGCTAAGAAGAACAGGTCAGACAGGAGAAGCCGGTTGGACATACTTTAACCCTGAAACTGCTAGGCTAGAGAAAGGTGTTAATCCTGATGTGGGCGGATGGAATAATGACGCAGACTTTTAGTTGCGACATAGAAACTGATGGTATAGAAGCCACTAAGGTGTGGTGCGTAGCAGTGCAAGACATATACACCGAAGATACACAAGTATTCTATGAGTCTAAAGACTTTAACGAGTGGATAGACTCACAGATATTGGTGTTTCACAATGGTATAGCATTTGACATCCCTGTACTTGCAAGACTATGGGGTACTGACTTCGCTAACACGACAATAGAGGACACACTGATACTCAGTCAGCTAGACAGTCCACGCAGAGAGGGTGGCCACTCACTAGCTAACTGGGGTGAGTACTTAGGATACCCTAAGGGAGACCATGAGGACTGGTCAAAGCTAAGTGATGAGATGGTTGAGTATTGCTTAAGAGATGTAGAGATTACAACTAAAGTCTACAAACTCATGAAGCAAAAGAGATTAAGTGAGGATGCTAAGCAACTAGAGTACGCTACTAAGAGGCACTGCTCTTGGCAAGAGAGAACTGGTTGGCTCTTTGATGAGCGAGGTGCAATAGAGATATTACAACAAGTAAATGATGACTTAAGAAAAGCAGAAGAAGAAGTACACAAATCATTCAAGCCACTGCCTGTATGGAAAAGCAAGACACCAGTTAAGACTAGATTCAAGAAAGATTTTACTAGGACTAAGGGATACCAAGCAGAGGTAGACTTGCAATGTCATACCAATGAGGAAGGTGACTATGGTTACTGGGCATACCCTGAACTAAACTTAGGTAGTAGACAACAGGTAGGTAGACATCTTATGCACTATGGTTGGAAGCCTGAGGTGTTTACTGAAACTGGCAGACCTAAGGTTGACGAGTCCACACTCAAGGATGTAGAGATACCTGAGGCACAACTCATTGGTAGATACCTTATGTTACAAAAGAGGCAAGGTCAGATTAACTCATGGCTTGATGCTATAGATGAGAGAACAGGTAGGATACATAGCAGAGTACATACTATGGGAACTGTGACTCATAGGATGAGTAGTAGTAACCCCAACTTACAACAAGTAACTGCTAGTGGCAAAGAGTATGGCTCTGAGATGAGAGCATTGTTTACTGTACCTGAGGACAAGGTGCTAGTAGGTGCTGACCTCAGCGGACTAGAACTTAGATGCCTCGCTCACTATATGAGAGATGAGAACTATACACAAGAGATACTAACAGGTGACATACACACTGCCAATCAGAAGTCAGCCGGACTAGACACAAGAGATAAGGCTAAGACATTTATCTATGCATTCCTCTATGGTGCGGGAGACAAGAAGATAGGTAGTATAGCGGGTGGTGGTGTTGAAGAAGGCAAGGTACTTAAGAAAAACTTTCTTGATAATACACCCGCCCTTAAAGTACTCAGAGAAAGAGTAGGCAAGGCATCAGACAAGGGATACCTCAAAGCATTAGATGGCAGACACGTCAGAGTTAGGAGCGAACATGCCTCACTTAACTTTTTACTACAAAGTGCGGGTGCTATAATAAGTAAGAGGGCATGGGTTATTTTTCACTCACTTGCACTACACCTAGAGTACAGGCAATTGGGTGTTATACATGATGAGATACAACTGGAGTGTAGTCCAGAGGATGCAGATGAGATTGGTTCTTTGGTTGTTAAGGCCATGGAGCAGACAACAGATTATTACAAACTAAACTGTCCAATAACTGGAGAGTATAAAATAGGGAGAAGTTGGAATGAAACACATTAAAATTACAAAAGAGAATGTTAACTTGGCTAATTCAATGTCAAGTGACATGGGTATTTTAAATAATTCAATAACACAAGGAAAAGGAAATGTAATTGGATTTTTAGGTGAGATTATTGTAGCAGAGGAACTAGGAATTTCCTTGAACAATACTTATGATTATGATTTAGTATTTAATAACAAAAAAATAGATGTTAAAAGCAAGAGGGTAACATCAGCACCTAGAGAATATTATGAATGTTCTGTAGCTGACCTGAACACTAAACAAAAGTGTGACTTTTACGTTTTTACCCGAATAAAAAATGATTTGTCAGAAGGATGGATACTAGGCTACCTAGAAAAAGAAAAGTATTTAGCAGACTCAAAGTTTTTAAAGAAGGGGAGTATAGACCCTGACAATAATTGGAAAGTTTCAACAGACTGTCATAATCTACCTATAAGCAAATTAAAGGACATAGAAGAATTAGGCAAACATGAAGGATAACGAAATTAAAGTGCAATGGAATGAGAACAGAGAGAAAGACAACATCAATCCGGAGCATTACACACAAGGGATAGAGTGCATTGATTATATCACTTCAAAAAACATGAGTTTTCTTGAAGGTAATGTGATAAAATATGTAACTCGATACAAAATGAAGAATGGATTAGAAGATTTAAAGAAAGCACAATGGTACTTAAATCGGCTAATAGAAATTACAACAAGAGAGGAGCAACAAAGTGGAAAAGACAATAGAAACACTAATACCTGATGTATATGAGGTAATGAAGTCTAAGGATTACACCGGAGACTTAGATACCATAGCTATGCAATGTGGTAGAGAGGTTGAACAGGCAATTAAGAATGCCTTTGAGCCTTATGAACAAAAGAAAGACCTGAGAATGTCTAGCATTGGTCGTTGTGAAAGGGCACAGTGGTATACTGTGAAGGGGTACACACCTGAGGAGATAGATGGGAGTGTGTACCTTACCTTTCTACAAGGTCATGTGTTAGAAGCCATGCTCGTGGCTCTGATTAAACTATCAGGACACGCAGTGACAGACCAACAAAAGCAACACACAGTCGAGGGTGTTAATGGCTCTCAAGATTGTACTATTGATGGTGAGTTAGTAGACATAAAGACTGCTAGTGCATGGTCTTGGGATAACAAGTTTGACGAGGATGGTATTAAAGATGATAGCTTTGGCTACATCAAACAACTATCAGCCTATGGTAAAGGAGACAAAAGAGAGCATGGATACTTCCTTGCTTTGAATAAAAACAAATCAACTCTCAAGCTGTGCAAACAGGAACTTGAACAAGATGTAGATACTTTTATTGTCGACCTGAAAAATAAAATGGAGTCGGATACACCGCCTATGAGAATAGCTAACGCTACCACTATGACTAAGTCAGGAGAGGAGAAGCTATGCATGACCTGTGCATTTTGTGGATTCAAAGAAGACTGTTATGGTAGTTTAGATGCTAGACCTATTCCCTCAGGCAAGATAACCAATTATTTTGTTGACAATAAAGGAGCAAGTTTTTGAAGCTACTACCAGAGTTGAAGGCTTTTATCTCTGCAACTTATGACACCTGTTTAATCTGTGATGAGTTAGAGATAGAGCCTGATGAGTTACTTGATGCATTTGAAGGTAAACTTATTGAGAAGAAAGATAGATTCTTAGAGGACTTTGAGGAGACCGAATGGAATACATAGAGATAAGCCTAGCTTTTATGTTACTAGGTGCAGTTGCTATTTACTTTACACACAAGAGAGCATACGACAAAGGAATAACAACAGCAATACTACTACATAGAAACGGAAGATTAAAGTACAAAGATTATTATGA